GGATGGCCTCCACCCGGATGTCGGCCTCGGTGCCACCTACCTTGACGATCATGCGTGCCTCGCAAAAGAGAGCGGGCCGCCCCTGAGTGGAGCGGCCCGCCCAGTTTGCACATCACGTCAAGCCGTCAGGCTCACGCACCAACCAGGCCGATGATCGGGCCGGCGACGCTCGAGGAGCCGAGGTTGGCGTGCGTGATCGCCACGCGAGCCACCGCACGGATCACGGTTTGATCGCTCAGGAAGTTCACCTGATCGCTCGACGCGATCTCGATGGCCTGGCGGATGCCGTAGTAGGAGCTGTTGGCCATGTTGCCGTACAGCGCCATGATGGCACCCGTCGAGTCCGCACCGCTCGGGAGCCGGTCGGTGAGGACCACCGGGCTGCCGAGGAAGGTGAGGCCCATGCCCTGCGACAGACCCACCGACCCGCCCTGGGCGAGGTCGAGGTTCTGCATGCACGACGCGAAGAAGAACGGCGAGCAGTACCACCGAGCACCCTGCCGGCTGTGCTGGGGCAGAGCGCCCATCATCGCCAGCAGGTTGGCCTTCGTCACCTCGTCGGGCGTGTCACCGGCAGCCGTCACGAGCGACGCTGCGTAGGTGGCAGCCGAGCCAGCGAGAAGGCCACCCGTGTGGCTGGTCACAAGACCGGCCACGCCAGGGGCGTTGCTCGGGTTGCCGCTCCACGCAGCCGCTTCAACGGCGTTGCTGAGCGACAGGGCAAGTTCTGCGGCGATCCAATCGGAAATCGAAACGATCGAGTCAGCAAGAAGCTCAGAGGCGATTACGACGGCCCCACTAACCTTCTTCGCCGTCAGCGTGACCTGGTTGGAGGTCGGGTCGCTGGGAGTAATCGCCGTGTTCTCGTCAATCCACGCCGCAGTCGATCCCGCAGTCCTGCGAGGAAAGAGCACCACATCGCTCGGCATCACAACGTTGGTGGCGTTTTGAGCAAACGCGGAGTACTGGTCAACCAAGCGAATCACGGCCGATGACAACGAATCCGGCACGAATGCAGATCCGGTCGTTGCGCCGGTCGAGCCCTGGGCGCGAGCCTCGACGCCGTGATCCTGGCACCACCGCTTGGCCTCGGCGTCGCCGCTCTTGGCCTTCAGCCACATGCCAACCTCATAGGCGTCCTTGGCGTTTTCGAACGCACGGAGGCGGCCAGAGAACGGAACCGCCTCGATCCGGGCCTTGGTCTCTTCGGCACGCACCTCGGGAGCCGGCGAGCAACGCTCGACCACGCTGCGGAGATTCTTGGCCGACTCGACCACCTTCTTCTCGAAGTCGATCTTGGCGGTCAGTTCGTCGGCACGCTTGTTGAGGTCGATGAGCTCGACATCGCGGGCGGTCGTGTCTTCGGCCTCGATCGCACGCACGGCGTCGATCCGATTGGCAAGGGTTGCCGCTTCGTCCTGAAGGCGCTTGAGATTGTCCATGTTCGGTGAGACTCCTGCGGCGGTATTGCCGATGGAGTCCACTCTGCCCTTACGGGCGTGGCACCTTGCAGAAGCGGATTTGCGAAAGCGTTGTTTTTACAAACGCCACCGCACGCGCCCCGCACCTCGGGCAGCGCAGATACCGCTGCCGTTCGTCACCGCATGGACGGCTGGAGCGGCACCGAAGTTTTTCGCCGCAGGTGCAGCGTGCGTCAGACACGGCGAAGCCTCAGGGCCCACGCAGCAGCTGCGTCACGAACCAGGGAACGCTTCACGATCTCAGCGGCCACAGCCTCGGGCTCGGGCTGCGTCTGCGTTGCCAGCCAGGCTTCGTACGAACGCATGGCCACGGATGCAGACGTGGAAGGGTAGGCCGGGTTCAGCACCGGCCCCACGTCGTAGAGGCCCGATACCTCGCGGATCTGGCGGATGGCCTTGCCGTCCTCGCCAGTGCGGAAGGATTCATTCTTCGGGTCCACCGTGAAGGCGAACGACGAGCCACGCACGTCGCGCCGCTGGATGAGCTCGAGCACGTCGGCCCGGCTCACGGGCGGCGTCACGACGTACTTCAGCCCCTTCTCGTCTGACGAGAGTTCCAGCGTGCCAGACGAGGAACGGCCCAGCACGATGTTGCTGTCGTGGTTGAACAGCGCCACCACGTCACCCTTGCCACGCTGGCGGTTCAGAATCTTGTCGAACGCACCCGGCAGGATCTCTTCGCGGAACCCGCCGAGGTCAAGGGACAGCCGGTTGTACACGGCGGCGTATCCGATGATGGCGGCCCGGCCATCGGCCCGGCTCTCCACGATCAGCTCGTTCTCTTCCTCGAAGGCGAAATCGCGGCGTTCAATTTCCATTGGTGTACTCCTCCTGTTCGGCCTGGTCCTCGGCGGCATCGGCCGGGCTGTCTTCTACTTCAGCGGGTGGCTCGGGCATCGGCTCCGGTGCCGGCGGCTCCGCGCCCACCTTGTCCAGCGTGGTCATGTTGAGTTGCACGAAGTGCTTGTCACCTTCCGGCCCGATCGGGTTCAGGTTCTCGAGCTCGCGGATCTCGTTAATGGTCATCCAACCATTCTGCAGGGCTGAGACGTAGTAGGCCGACCGGCTCGCGTGATCGCCACGCAGCAGGCCGCTCACCGAGTGTTCCGCGAAGAACCGCTCATCGTCCACGATCAGATCGCGGCTGATGGCGGCTTCCCACCGCTTTAGGTGCGGCAGCAGGCAGTGCTGCACAAACTCCGTGCCCTGCACCTCGATGTTGCTGTACGTACTGCGGGTCAGGTCTTGAATCATGTGGGGCGGCACGCGGAACGCACGGCAGATCTCGATGACCTGGTACTGCCGCGTCTCTAGGAACTGGGCCGCCTCATTGCTGCCGCTCAGCTCGTGGGCCTTCACGCCGTTCGGCAGAACCGCCGTGCGGAATGCACGGTCGGCTCCCCGGTGCATACGCTCCCACTGCTCACGCAGCCGCTCGGCAGCCTCCACCGGGATCGGGTTCTCACTTTCGAGGACAATGCCTGGCCTGGCACCGTTCCCGAAGTACGTGGACCCGTGGGCCTCCAGCGCCTGGGCCAGGCCGATGGCGTTCTGGAAAATCTTGTAGGTCGGGATTGCCTTGATGCCGTCTTCCGTGGTGAACCGCAGGGCAAAGATCGCCTCCTGCGGGTAGATCGTCTCCCGCCCGCTTGGCTCACGATACCGATACCGCAGCGTCCCGTCAGAAAGCCGATCGACTTCCATGCGACTGGAGTGCAGCGGCCAGAGCTCCGACACGGCACCTCGAGCACCTGGGCGAATCTCGGCGTAGGACGCACCGTAGTGCAGGTACATGCCCGTCATCCAATCGCGGAACTCTTGGGCCGTCTGCCAAGGGTTGGGCTGCTGGTGCAGGAGCCGATAGACAGGATGGGCGGTAGCCTTCGCCTTGCCGCCGTTCGGCATCCGCTCGTAGACGTGGAGCGGCAGGGCTGAGACTGCATCCGATATGACCCGGATGCACGCCGTGTAGGCCGAGCACGCCATTGAGTTGTCGGCGTTGACGCGGATGCCCGAAGGCGTGCGGCTCGACGAAACCTCGGGCCAGTCGATGCCACGCAGGTCGAACATCTTGAAGTCGGCGGCGGCGTGTTCGCTCATAACGAGATGATGTCCCAGTTCTGTTCAGGGGCCGGGGCCGTCGCCGTAGCGTGGATGCCAAGGGCCATCGTCAACGCCACGATGCCGTCGATGCGTTCGGTGCTCTTCGCTTTGCTGGGCTTGATGTTTCCGGCGTGGTCCTGCTGTACCGCCACGTTCGACGCCTGCCACGCCAGGACGGGATGCCCGCCGTGAAGCAACTTGCCGCCCACCACCAAGGCCTCGAGCTGCTTGGCGGGCGAACTCATCGAGCCGTAGCCCTGCCCAAAACCTAAGACATTTACGCCATCGCCTTGCAGTTGGGTGGCCAGCTGCGTGGCGTTCCAGCGGTCAATCGCCACCTGCCGCACGTTGTATTTCTTTGTGATCGCAAGAATGTCGGCCCGCACCTTGTCGAAGTCCGTGACGTTCCCATGCGTCAGGTGCAGCTTCCCCTCCTTCGCCCACTGGTCATACGGCACGCGGTCACGCTTCACCCTGTCCCGCATGTTCTCCTCTGGGATCCAGAAGTGGGGCTCGGCCCAGAAAGTGCCATCGTCCAACTGAAACAGCAGGCACAGGCACGTCGTGTCGTACGTGGTTGCAAGATCAAGGCCCGCGAAACACTCCCGCCCGTCGAGCATGACAGGGCAGGGCTTGTTGCCCTGCGCCCAGTGCTCCATTCGCAGCCATCGCGTGTCCTGCTCGGTCCACTGGTTCAAGTGCAGCCTGCGGAAAGTGTTCTCCTCACTTGGCATGTCCTGGGCACGCTTGCACCGCACCCGCAGATCGTCAAGCTTCACGCTCACGCCGAGGTTTGGATTCGCCTTCCGCCAGGTGGTTTCCGCTGTCCAATCGTCCTCGGGATCGGCGGCGTAGATCGCAGGCAGGAAGGTCTGGTCTTTGATCGCCCCTTCGCGCACGGCTAGGGCGTAACGCCAGATTTCCCAGCAGATGCTTTTGCGGTCAAAGCCCGCCGTGGTGATTGCCACGCACAACGGCTGCCGCCTGGCCCCGGTGCTCGTTGTCATCACGTCCCACAGCTCCCGGTCGGGCTGGGCGTGCAGCTCGTCAAAGATGATCCCGTGAGCGTTCAGTCCGTGCTTCGTGAACGCCTCGGCAGACAGTGCCTTGTACGTCGAGTGCGTGTCTTCCCGCACGATCGAATTGCGGAACACACGCAGCCGGCTCCGCAGCTTTGGCGAGTTCTCGACGCACACCTTCGCCATCTCAAAGACGAGCCTGGCCTGGTCGCGGTCGGCGGCACATGAATAGATCTCGGCACCAGGCTCGCCGTCGAACATCAGCTTCAGCGCGATCCCGGCGCACAGCGTGCTCTTGCCGTTCTTGCGTGGGATCGCCAGCAGGCTTGTGCGGTACTGCCGCACGTCGCCCTTCATCGTGCCGAACAATCGGCCCACGTATTCCTTCTGCCACTGCTCGAGCAGGAACGCCTTGCCGCCGAGCTCGCCCTTCGCGTGCGTCAGGTTCTCCTCGAAGAACCGCACCGCGATGGCCGCAGCCTTCGCATCAAGCGAACATGCGGGCGTCGTCTTCGTCTTCTTGCTTCGACTCTTCGACATGCAGGCCGGTTCTAGCGCTTGGGTTCAGCCCGAAATCCTGCTCGAGCTGTCGCAGCTGCACGGCGAGCTTGTGGGCAATGCTCACCTCTGGACGCTGGGCGATGTATTTCACGTCGCCCTTGTCGTTCAAGATGGGATAGGTGTCGCCTTCCTTCTTGAGTTTCGCACGGGTTGCAAGCCACCATTCGTACGTATCGCAATAGCGGGCCAGCGCCTCGATGTCGGCCCGAGTCATCACCTTCACGGCCTGGAGCAACGGCAGCACCTGGCACCATTTGGCTGCGGCCACCTCACCCAAGTGCGAAGGCATCACAACGCCATCAGCGACCGGCTGCGGCTCGGTTGTGTTGATTGGCCGATTGCCTGGGTTGCCTCGCAGGATCTTGAGTTTTGTTGGCGTCGGACGCGGACCCCTCTTCCCCACGCTTCCTCCTCAAGGCACAGCTGCAGCTGCCCTTCTGGCTTGTCGCTTTTCTTGCAGTTGCATCGACGGCAAAGGCATTGCGAGTTTTCAAACACGTTTCCGGGGCTTCCAGAAACGGACAGCGGCACAATGTGGTCGTGCTCGGCGTTCTTCCAATGTGGCGACTTAGTTGCAGCGTCTAGCTTGTATTCTTTATTGCACAGAATGCGGCACTTCTGGCATCGCCACCCGTCACGCTCCAGCACCGCCTGCCGCGTGCAGGCCGGGTCAAAGGTCACGCCGTAGACCTTGCACCGCTTGCGAAGCGATGTCGCCAGCGCTGAGTTTCCTGCCGCTCGACGCACCGCCGCGACTCTTCTTTTTCGCGGCCTGTGATTTCCCCAACGGTGATCCCGGTAACACTCTGGACAGCAATACTTGCCCTTGTTCTGCCAAGGGCTTTTCGTGGCGTGCTTCATCCTAAAGTTTCGTCCGCATTTCGGGTTCTGGCAGACCCGTGGCGGTGGATACCTAGCCTCGGCACACTTGCGAGAGCAGTACACGTTGCCATTAGCAAGCCTGCTAGGCGTTGCCTCGATCGGCTTATTGCAGGCCGTATTTCCGCAGCAAACAGAAACACGCTTGCGCTGGCCCAAGTGCATGCAGTCGTAGGAACAAAAATGCTGAATCTTGCGGCAAGAAACAAACTTAACGCCGCACGTTTTGCATTCATGCGCGTGCTTAGCCTGCCGCACGGCTTCGCGGCCAGCGGCAGCCCTGAATGCCAAGCGACACTTTCGGCACCGCTTTGGGCTTCTGCCACGGACGCCATTTTTCGCAATGGCAACGCCGCAATCGCAGCAATTGAATGACATGCCCGCAATGTGCCGGGCCTGTCAAACGCTACGGCCTACCCCCTAAGCGAAACCTGCGGGTGTGATTGCATGGGATAACCGGGTGGTTTGTGTCAGCACAGGCCCCCATGATCCAAACCGCCCCTCCCACTGTCGCATTTTGCGGCGTTTTCCTTCGCCGTTTTCCTGCTGTGGCAGTTGACGCACCTGGCCTCACCATTGGCCACGTCGTACCGCGCCCCACCTTGGCTGATAGGCACGACGTGGTCCGCGTGCATCTCTCTGCCGTGTGTCACGCGCTTACAGTCCACGCATTGCCAGTTGCACTTGTTGAGCACAGCCTGACGCCACAGCCTGTGGGCTTTGTCGCAGTAGCCTCGGGCAGCTGCGTTGGGCCTGCTTGACTCATCACGCCTGGCCGCAGTCCGCAACCGTGGCGGCTTGAAGGCTGGTATGCGTGCTGGCATGGCTCAGGACTTGAACATCACGAACCCAGTCGTGCCCGTGCTGTTCGTGGTGGCCGACACGATCTTCAAGTACTCGGTGCCGAACACTTCGTCGGGAAGCGAGTACGCCCGGCCTTCCGTGCTCGAGGCGGCCAAGGTCAGATCCGCCACGCTGCCGTCTGACTTGTACAGCCGGCGGAATACACCCGTAGGCGTCGGCGCGGCCCACATCTGCAGGGTGGTGGCCGCTGTTGACATCGTGCCAACCGAGAGCACAGCACCGGCAACGTCACGCATATCAAGCGTGGTGGCCAGGCTCGTGGCCGTGTGCAGGGTGATGTCGAGATCGCGGCACTTGCGGAAGAGAATGGCGTCGGGCATGCGTGGTCTCCTGTGCCTTTAGGCTAGGCATGGGCGGGCTTCCCCTTGCAGTGCGGCGCGGCCGTCTCTCGCCGCAGTAGCGCACCGGGCCAGACGCTCCTTTCGCTCAAGAGCGCACTGGCGGTTCCGGTAGCGGCATCCACGCTATCGGCGGATCAATCTCGTTCCACTGGTCGGCAGCAGACCACACAGTTTTCCCGTTGAGTTCTCTGCGGACTGCCGTAGCCATGCCGTCTTTCCTCTGCACCCAGCACGCCAAAACGTGCTCGCCGACTTCAGGCAAACGCTCGCTCACTAAAACCCACTTGCTATCCATCGCGTCCCTCTCTGATTTCAAGAGCGTCACTTCATCCGTTCCAGCAGCCCGCGAAGCGTGACAACTCTCGCTGGCTCTGGCCCGCCGTACCAGTCGGCATCCAACTCTCGGCTGATCGCCTTTTCAATCGCCTCACGCTCATCGTCGGTGAGTCGAAGCCGTTCGATCTCGTCCGCTGCCTCCCTCACCATCTCGGGCGTTCCGTAATACGGGTAGCCGGGATCAAGAACCTCGTCGGCGTGCTTTCGCAGGCGAGCAGGAAGGTTTTTCATTTGTCTTTCACTTTCGGCCCAAAAGTGCAACACAAACCGATTTGTGTTCAACAAGTGAGACGCTCTCTGCGGCGTGTAAGGTCAGTCGTTCAGCAACTCGGCCGGGATCATCGCCCGCACCCTTTCCAGAGAGCGAGCCTCTTCAAAGGCGGGCTCGCCGTGCTTGATCCGATCCCGGCACCACTGATCGATATCCCATAGCACCTGCAACGCCTCGCTGCCCAGCCTCGCGGCGTCGTAATCGGCCTGCTCGTCTGGCAATCGGTAGCGGATCGTGACGGTTGGCATGGCTCAGATTCTACCCGTGCGGCCCAGCCGCGCAATGCCATCTCGGTATCCCATTTCTGGATAAGTGGCTGTCAGCCAGCCGGGCCGAAATACCGTACCGTCTTCTGGTGCAAGAGCGACATACCGTATCCGGTATAGCCGTCTCTAAGGTGAAGAGCGTCACTCCGCGTCTGGTTCCACCAGCGAGTCCAACTCCCGCACCCGTCCAAGATACGCCGCGACCAGGGCGTGAGCCTCCGCGAGCGCTAAAGGCAGGACCGAGTAGCAACGCCAGACGCAGTACGCGCCGATGGTGCCGCAGAGCAGGAGTTCGATTGTGTGCCTGATGGTTAAGCCCCTTTGCTTGGAAATAAGTTGTCAGGGACGTTAATTGTTGCTCCGACGCCGTACCCGCGATTCGTAGAGAAAGTAACGCGAAACTCGTCAGCAAACCCGTTCACTTCCTGGCCGCCATCTTGGCTACCAGCCATCAGACTAAAATCGCCCGACGTTGCAACCGTTCCGTTAACGCTGCAAGCCGTGCCACCTGTTCCGTTGAGGTATGCGCGGCATGTGGAGCCAGAGCGCGTTAGAGCGATGTGGTGCCATTGCCCAGTTACAACAGTTAACCCTGTTGAACCTCCTGCGACCTGCCACCCGGAAGAACCGGCAATGAAATACTCAATGGCCGAGCCGTTCATTACAAGCATCGCGCCTCCGGTTTGTGCCGTGCTTGAGCGGTGCGCCCATAAGGTTCGATAATTCCCAGAAGACGGAAGCGACAAAAAATAAAACCAGCCCTCAATGGCAAAATCGCCGCTGCCGATAGTTCCGATTGACGCGATGCGAAGCCACCCCTGCCCGTCGCAGTAGCAAGACTTTGCGCCAAATTTGCGTTGCGCAGTTGACTGAGTAGCGGTTCCAGCGGCCGTAACGCCTTTAGGCGTGCTACTCACATCCGTAAAAGTTTGGCCGTCGCCTTCCATCCGCAGCAACACTGCGACATTTGAAAAATAACTGTCGCCAAGTATCGGCCAAATGTTTGCGCGGCGAGAAACGTCTACGTCAGCGAGCGACCAAACGCCAGGCGCTTCGTCAACTGTTGGCACTCTGGTAAATCCGATGTATCCGCCTTGCCTCCTCATGCTTCACCTCCTGCGGATGCCGCCGCACGGGCCGCGCCATACGCGAGCATCAAAGTTTCAAACTCCGCGAACGCGAGCGTGTGCCGCTCGCCAGCCATATCAATCACAACGCACGGCTGCGTCACCCCCAGCTGATTCGCCCTCGCCGCCAGGACGTACAGCCCGGTGAGCAAGGCCACATCGTCGGCCTGCCACCCGAGCCGCCAGCCTTCCGGCGTCTCATAGCCCGCTTCCAGCCATGACGGTGCAGGCGGCTGGGGGAACATCGCGTCCAGATCGGCCTGCGTCAGCGTGGACCGCGTCCACCCCGTAGCGGCGAGAACGTCGGCGTCCTCGCTCCACTGCGAGGGATCGGTGCGCGTGCTGCCATCGGGCATATCGACGCGGAACGGTAGTTCCAGCGAGGCCACGCCAGAAGCGTCACGCCAGCATGGATCGTTGATTGACGGCATCTCAGGTGATCTCCTCGTGGGCTGTAGTGAATTCAATGTCGCCGTTCGCGCTCGCCAGTCCCGCCAGCGTCCACCCTTCGGGCAGGTGAATCGGGTTCTCGCGGCTTGCGATCACCAGCGAGGCGTCGGCAGGCACAGTCACAGTGCTGACGATGCTGCGAGTTACCGTGCCGTCGCTCGTCGTCACGGTAACGTCGGCGGCGTTTGTGCCGTCGATGTTTGCGGCAACAAGGCTCACGACGCGGATCGCCATGTTGCTCGTCGCGCCGCAGGACACGATGGTCTGCGATGCCGTCGTGGCGGCGAGGCGGGCTGATTTGAATTCAACTTTCGTCGGGCTGTTTACGTTCGGCGCGGTCATGATCACATACTCCAGTGGTACAGGGGGCGAAGGGTTTCAGATTTCCAGAGGCTTCGTGCGGTAACGACTGGGGGCGTGGCACTAATCTCAAGCCCAGCCCCAGCGTTGTAGAGTTGTGCAATCTCGGCGTCTGACAAAGCGCGATTCCAGATGCCGACAGCATCCATCATGCCGTCCAGCAGCAGATAACTCCCGTCCCAGTTTGCGCCGATGGAGAACGGCACTGCCGAATTGACCGGGCCGTATTCGCCACTATCTGTATTGGAAGTAGTATCCAGCCAGATTTTCTTTTGCGCTGCTGTTCGCGTGACGGCAAAAAAGTGCCAGTTGCCGTCGTTGGCGTTTGTGCCGCCTGCGTAAAGTTCCGTATTTGAATCGCTCACGGCGGTTTTTATGTCTCCGCCGACCCGAACTACAAAGACAGAATTATCAGAAACGCCGGCGCCAATTAAAAAATCTTCGTAGTCTTGGCCGATGGTTTTGAACCATCCGGCAATCGTCATGTCGGCACCAGTGAACGCCGGCGGGCTGCTCATCGTGAAATACGCACTGCCGTCAAAGTACGCGCCGTTTCCGATTTTCCCCGCTTGGTATGTGATGTTTGTTGCCGTCAGGTTGCGGCCGTTGCCTGAACTGTCGCTGCCGTTGGACAGGGGGTAGAAGGCGATAAGGCCACTGCGCAGATTGGCGTTAGGGTCCGGCGGCAGCGCCCCCGATTGGCGGGCTTTCGGGCGAAGAAGTCGGGGATTCATCGGCATGGTTTGTGCGCTACTGTAGGTGATGTAGTGCGGTTAGCGGCTGCGAATAGCCAGGACGAAGACGGCGGCGAGAAGCAGGCCCAAGATGAAGTGCTCGAACATTAGTTAGCCGTCTCCGTCTCAGGCATGCGGGCCGCCGCTGACTTCGGCTGCATGGCGTAGAGCAGGCGGGTCTGCTCCTGAATTGCCTTCGAGATGTCCTGCTGCGTCTCGCCCAGCTGCTCCACGAACTGCTTGTGAGACTGTACCAGTGGCAGCAACACGTCCTGCCTCAGCACCCACATGGCGACAATGGCTACCAAAGTGGGAAAGCCCCACCGCTCCATAATTCCAAACAGGGTGTCTTTCACTTCGTCTGTCACTTGCGCATCTCCGTTTGCCAACCTAGCAGCAGCGCCCGATTGCTGGCAGATTGGAGCCACCACCGCAGCACGGCCTTGACGATCTCAGAGAGCAGGGCTGACAGCACGAGCGTGAGGATGATGCCCATGCCGTAGTTCTGGCGTTCGCTGCGTTCGATGCTGCGTGCAATCTCGTGCATCACCATGCTGTATGACTCGGGCTTCGTCTGGCTCATGACTAGGTGTGGGAACTTGCGGACCACTCGCCTGGTGAGCCGGGCCACGAGCGGGCGGCCTGCGGCATAGCGGCGAGGGGAGAGCTGCGACCACACGTAGGCGTCGAGATCCTCGAGGCTCATGGCTTGCAGCTCCCCGAGGTACACAGCACAGACTTCGCCTTCTTGCCTGTGCCCTTGCACACCGGGCACGTCATCACAATCCGCCCGTCTCCGATCTTCCCGGTGCCGTCGCAGTTGTCGCACTTGTCCGATGCCGGGGCCGGCGTCATCTGCTGCCCGAGCTGCACAGCCATGCGGGCTGTCTCACACGCCAGGTCCGCGACGATGTCGGGGCGATCAACGGCCGTCGCGTTGACGCAGCCGGCGACGAAGGCCAGGAGCAGAATGCGGGAAAGCCTCACAGCACGCCTCCTGTCCAGTCTGGCAACAGCCTTGGCGGGAAGCCCTGGTAGCCACTCAGGGCGAATGAATCGTCCCCGCTGACCATGCGCGTGAAATCCTTTGCACGCACCCAGCCAGCAGACTTCTGGAACTGCGGCGGCAGGTTCTTATCGACCGTCCCGCCGTAGCAATCCGCCCAGCTGTTCACAACCAAGATGGCGGGCTCGGGGTTCCATTTCACGCCCGCTGCCATTTGGCAGTGCATCCAAGTGCCCATGGGCGACATGTAGCCATCACGCAGCGTCATAGAAAAGCCCATGGAGCTGCAGATGGCCGTTGGATAGCCAGACTGCAAAGCCTTTGCACAGTCCTCAAAAGACCGAATCAGGGCCGTGCTCTGCACCTTGTGCTTTGCGGCGTAGGGCTCCAACTCGTCGGGCACGCCATCGCGGCCCCAGTTCTTTTCGCGTGTGCCGCTGTTGTCGGTGAACCGCTGCCCGCCGTAGTCGATGCCGTAGTGCAGCGTTCCGAACCTCGTGACCGCCTTCGCCGCCGCGCCGCCGTAAGAACCGTCGCCACCAAGGTTGCGCTTGCCGGAAGTTTCGACGCGCGCAAACCCGTACACGCTCGCCTCGAGCACCCGGCCGCCGTAACTCTCCGTTTCACGGCGTAACAGGATGTCACACGCGGCGAGCATGTCGCACGACAAGGCCCAGCCCCAGCCGACACAGCTGCCGATCTTCTGGGCACCACGCTTCCAGCCAGGGTCGCAGGCGAGCAGGTACTGCCCGAGGAACACGTCGCGGTTTTCGTCCAGCACGAGATCCGGCCCGGCCTGGGCGAGCGTCGGGCGGGCGAGCGTGGCCAGGAAGTCATCCGTGCCCTTGCGATCGGGCGCGTACCCCATAAGTGGCAGGAAGTCGGCCATATCAGCCCCTCCCGATGCCAGCCCACGCGATCGCACGGCACGCCTCGGCATACCGCCGCTTCATCTCCGCATCGACCGGCTTCACGTCCAAGCCCACGGCTTCGCTCATGACGGCCTCAACGGCTTCACGAAGCCCCGGCATGGTGCCAGGCTGCACGCCAGCCATACGCCGCCAGGCGATGTCGAGCGATAAGACGGTGAAGCCCCGCAGCGAGCGGCTATCGGTGAAGACGGCTTCCTTCCCCTCTGGGGCAGCGACCACCACAGCGGCCTTCTCCCACACGCTCGCCCAGATGGCACGCTCGGCGGGGTTGGCCCCGGCCAGTGCTCGAGCAACGCCAGCAACCTTCGTCTGCATTTCCACGCTCGGCGTCTCCACGGTGATCGTCGGCACAGGCACGCTCGGCAACTGCGGCATCCTCGGCAGCTGCACGCCAGACGCTACAGCGAGCAGCAAGGCAACAGCGCCCCAGCGCATCAGCCCGCCGCCACTGGCTCGCACGGCCTTGGCGGCACGCTCGGCCGCAGCTCGGATCTCCGCCCAGTACGGCGAAGCCGCGAGAGCAGCAGCTGCAACGACACAGCAGGCGCGTAGGAGCGAGTCATTCACTTCGCGGCCTCGGCCTGGAGCAGCAGGAACCGCACGAGGTTTTCGCCTTCCTTCGTCTTCAGAATGTCGGCGAGCAGCCGCACGAGCTGATCGTCTACCTGAGCGCTTGTCTTGCTTGCGAGCCATTCGGCGGCGTCACTCACCACGAGCGACTTCCTGTAAGGGTCTATCTCGGCGACGAATCGCTGGCCGTAGCCGATGAGCGGAGCCCAGGCCTGCAGCAAGGCGAGCTGCTGCCAGATGTTCAGCATCGGCCCGAACTTGGCGTACTCGTCGGCGGTTCCCTGGTAGTTCGGCATGGTCATGGCGAGTCCTCCTCACCCGATTCTGCCGCGTCATCCTTGCCCTCTGGCAGAGGCCAAACGCACGTGTCCGAAACGAACTGGTACA